CCTCAGTGAAGGATCCTCTTCCTATTTCCACCCAGTCTCCCCAGACCTGCGGAACAGGTTTGGTTATAAACTTTTAATACACATTTAAAACAATGGCTTTTAATTCTAATGCTACAAATGGATCAGTTGTTTACTCACCACAAGGTTCAATCAATCAGGTTGTAACAGCTGATCATTCAATTGCATCTTCTACAACCCTTGAAACAGTAACTGGACTAACCATCCCTCTTGGTAAATACGAGAGAGTAGCTTTTAAATACAAGATCTTCTATTCTTGTACTGCTAACGGTGACTTCAAGTACTTGGTAGATGTACCAGCTTCTATTACACTATACCGTTGTACCAAAGGTGGAGCTGATCATGCAGGTACTGCACTAGCTGCTGCTCCTATCGCTGCTGAAGGTAGTGCAATTACTATTGCTGTAACTGGTACTGAAGGGTTCCTTGACATCTCTGGTGTCCTAGAAAACGGCTCAGCACTTGGTGAGCTTAAGTTTACCTTTGCACAAGGTACTTCACATGCTGATGCTACATTAGTACGTAGAGGTTCTAACGTTGAATTCTATCGCTTCTAAATAGCGTAGGGGAGGGAGCACCTCAGAGTCGGACTCTCTCCTTATTGGCATTGGCCCGTACGCGGATACCCTTTGCCGTCTAGACGGTGGGATAGACCACAAAAAATAACTTGAACGTTCGAGAGCTTGTAAAACTATACAAACTTTCACAAACAATAATGGCTAATTTAACACAATCAGTAGTAGGTACCCTAAATAAAGCGGCATCCTCAACTGCTGGTTCAGTTGCATATGACACTAAGTATGCAACCTACCTTAAGCTGTTCTCTGGCGAACTCTTCAAAGCCTATGAGTCAGCAAACATTGCTAAAGGAACTGTACAGACCCGTCAACTAAAGAACGGTAAGAGTCTACAGTTCATCTTCACAGGTCGCATGCAAGCGGCTTATCATACGCCTGGTGAACCGATCCTTGGATCCGGTGATCCTCCGGTAGCAGAGAAGACCATCGTCTGTGACGATCTGCTGATTAGTTCAGCGTTCGTTTATGACCTCGATGAGACCCTTGCGCATTATTCTTTGCGTTCGGAGATCTCCGCTAAGATTGGTCACGCTCTTGCCGAAGCTTATGACAAGAAAGTGTTCCGTATGATTGCTTCTGCAGCACGTGAAGCACATCCTATCACTGCATCTCCTGGACCTGAGCCAGGTGGTTCAATCATTCAAATTGGATCCGGTAACGAGTATGACGCTCAACGACTAGTTGACGCATTCTTCGAGGCTGCTTCGATTCTTGATGAGAAGAACATTCCTAAGACAGGACGTACCGCAGTACTCGCGCCACGCCAGTACTATGCGCTAGTATCCCAAGTAGATTCAAACATCCTCAACCGTGATTATGGTAATACCCAAGGGAACCTTAACTCCGGTGATGGACTAGTATCTATTGCTGGTATTGATATTAAGCGTTCTAACAACCTCCCCTTCCAGGCTGGTACAATTAATGAACAGTCCGGTGAGAACTCCTCAGCTGGTACTGGACAAAGTGTTGCCACTGACTTCTCTGACCATGCTGGTCTCATCTATCAAAAGGATGCTGCTGGTGTTGTTGAAGCTATTGGGCCACAAGTACAGACCACGGGTGGAGACATCAAGACAATGTATCAAGGTGACTTGATCGTTGGACGTCTTGCCATGGGAGTAGGTACGCTGAACCCAGCTGCTGCAATTGAAATCCAAACTGCTTGAGGTATATTATGTCAGTTAAACCTGGAGTTGCAACAACTAAAACTGTTGTTGCAGGTGAAGGTATTGGCAATGTCGGTTCAACAACACAGGGTGCAGCATCTCCATTACCTTATGGAAGACAGATGCAATCTGATGGATTGACTGCTAGCGGCAACGCTAATACTTAAAATTATAACGGATTAAATTATGGCTAACGCTGCAACATCCGCTGGAAACAATGGTGTTTCTGGCGCTGTCGATACCGTCTCTGGCGGATCGTCTGCAATTCGTACGTCTGTTTCACAGACAGAAGGTGGAACTTATTCCACATCTGATGTACAATCAGTAACAAAGAACTTACGTTTTGCTTATACTGGCGTAGAGTGTGACTCACCTGCAGTCTCTCGCGCTTGATACATAGGGGACCTTCGGGTCCCTTTTTTTTATTCACATATATTAACTATGCCTATACCTACCACTAACGCTACACAAGAATTACCTGCAGTGAACCAGATACTGGCGTCAGTTGGTCAGGCACCTGTCACTACGCTCGATCAAACCAACCCGGACGTTGCGATTGCATACGATACTTTAATTCAAGTATCACGAGAAGTGCAGGCAGAAGGCTGGAGTTTCAATTCAGAGTATGACTATGAAACTACAACAGATGCAAGTAAAGAATATACCATTCCAAATAATATGTTACAAGTAGATCTGGGATCTCAATATAACTCAACTAGTAGAAGCACTTATGCCTCTAAGAATACAGTAAGAAGGAACGGGAAGTTATATGATAAATACAATCATACTTATGAAATCACAGATACCGCCAGTGATACAATCAAGCTAGATGTAGTTTGGTTATTTGATTGGGTTGATCTACCTGTACCCGTTCAAGATTACGTTGTCTCTAGGGCAGCTACAATCGTCTCTAGCCGTATCGTAGGTGACCCTGGTCAGTACAAGATGCTTCAACAAAAAGAAGGCTATTGTAGAGCCATGGCGTTGGAGTATGAAACCAATCAAGGTGACTATACATTCTTTGGACATGCTAAAGGAAACAATGGTTACCGTAGCTATCAACCTTACCACGCACTATCTAGATAATGGCAGCAGTTACACAAGTAATACCCAACTTTTTAGGTGGGGTATCAAAACAAATAGATCAAAAAAAATTACCTGGTCAAGTAAGGGAGTGTCTCAATGCCTATCCTGATCCAGTCTTTGGATTAAGGAAGAGACCAGGTTTTAAATTCATTAAACATTTACATACATCGTCGAGTGCTAGTTCACCAGACTTTGCTAATGCTAAATGGTTCTTTATTAAACGAGATAATGAAGAGAAGTATATAGGTTGTATCTTAGATTCAGATGTAGAGTCAACTAACCCTATTAAAATATGGAATGCTACTAACGGTACAGCTTGTACTGTTACATACACTGGTAGTACAAAGGATTACTTAGATACTACACGAGATAACTATGATATCTTAACCATACAAGATACTTCTCTTATTACAAACAAAACAAAAACAGTTACAGCACAAACTGCTCCTACTTATACTGATGGTTCTAAAGGTACTGTTAGAATACTTATAGTTAAGTATAGTTGTAAGTATTCAGTTAGTGTTAAAATAGGTAGTACAACACATACTGTTGACTACACTACTATTGCAGATGAAGGTTCACTTAGTGATGGTGATGAACTAGTTAATACTGCTGCAAAAATTCTAACTGAATTAAAAACTGATTTAGATGCATTATCACTTAGTGGTACTTTAACTACAACAAAGTTAGAATCTACATTAGAACTATCTTACGTGGATTCTGGTGGAGATGCAGAAGCTATTACAGTAACGACTAGTGATAATCATGGTAATGCTAATATTACTGGATTCACTAACCAAGTAAATAACACCTCTGATCTACCAGCTAATTCAGTACATAACAGAGTAGTAAAGATTGTTAACTCTTCAGAAGGTACAGCAGAAGATACTTATTGGAGTAAGTTTGTAGCAGAGGATGCTACTTCAGGTCCTGGCTACTGGAAAGAAACAATAGACCCTACTGTTTCAGCAGGTATAAACGCTTCAACTTTACCACATGAACTTAGGAATACAGCTACTAACACATTTAACCTACAAGAAGCAGGTTGGACAGATAGATTAGTAGGAGACACTGTTACTAACAAGGACCCTAGTTTTGTAGGAGAGAAGATTCAACAAACATTCTTCCATAATAATAGGTTAGGACTTCTAACTGAAGATAATGTAGTAATGAGTCAAACAAGTGACTTCTATAATTTTTACTTTACTTCAGCTCTAATCTCTACAGATGCAGATCCTATTGATATTAACTGTTCAAGTATTAGACCTGCTGTGCTACATGGAGTAATACCTACAGCACAAGGTTTGATCTTATTCAGTAAGAATCAACAGTTCATCATGTTCTCAGATACTAAGATACTTACACCTTCTTCAGCTACCATTCGAGGCATCTCTAACTATGAGATGGACTCTACAATTGATCCAGTTGATGTAG